GTATGTGGCCACGGCGACCACGGCCCGCCCGCCCGTCAGCGCCCACGCCTGGGCGACGTTCACGCCCCGCGCGTACCAGTCCTCGACGGCCACGGCGTCCGGCGGGCGGTCCGCCGGGGTGTCGGTTACGAGCGCCGCCCAGGCGCTCTCGGACACCACAGGTTCGCCCTTCTCGCGGCGCTCCCGCAGCCGCCACACGTTCAGGTATTGCGCCTCGAATCCGCGCATCGGGTCGGGGTCGTCCAGTTCCGGGTCGTCCTCGCCGTGCAGCGCCTTCTCGTACTTCGTGGCGATCATCCGGCGTCGGTCCTCAGACCAGTGCGGCGACGCTTCCCGCCACACGGCCGGGTCGGCCGGGTCGGAGCCCGGGCGGGCGCCCCACAGCAGCAGCAGTGTGGTCGGGTCGTCCGCGGTGAACGCGTGCAGCAGGGACGTCCGCATGAGGCTTGTGGCGCGCCGGTGCGCCGTGGACGTCAGGTGAATCTGCGGGCTCGAACGTTCGATGATCGCCGGTTCGAGGCCTTCGGACACGGTGTCCGGGTCGACGTCCCACCCTTCGTCTACGACACCCAGGCACACGTCGTACCCGTACACGGCCCGCTGCGCTCGCACGAGCCAACGGTCCCCGGCGGCCGTCTCCACGCCTTCCTTCCCGTTGGCCCGCGACACTGACCAGCCAGACTGTTCCGCCCAGCGCCACGCCCCGCGCTGAATCTCGCGGCAGATAGCCACGTCGGAGCCCGTGTGAATGATGATCTGCGTTTCCCCGAACATCTCCGCGTGCCACAGCCGCCACAGCGCCAGGGCGCGGATGCGCACAGACTTACCGGCGCGGCGCGGCGTGGACTCTACAACGGACCTGTGACACAAGGTGCCGTCCGCGCGGTGCTCAAGCTGGCGGGTGATCGCCAACGCCTGCCACCATCGCAGCGTGATCCGTTGCGTCTCCTCCACCCACGCGACGGCCGCCGCACCGTAGGAGTCCACGGCGTCCGCCGGCGGCGGGCTCATGGCCAGCGGCGGCGCGGCGTCCTCGGGCACTTCCGCAAACCGCTCGAGCCACGGGTACCGGGCCAGGGCTCCGGGGTGCCATTCGAGTTCCTGTCGCAGGTCGTAGTCCTGTGCCTCCGGAGGGAGAGAAACTGACGGCAGGGTCATGGGGGAGGCGGGGAATCCGTGAACTTTCCGCGGCGGCTTGGATGCTCCTGGCAGTGCGAGTTGCTGTGCCTTCGCTTGGCCGGCGCTCCGGTTGCATGACGCGTGCGATGGCCCGAGATACGTGCGCCGCTCGTCGTCGTGGTCCAGGTCCCACCCGTCCCCGGCCTGCATCGGGTCGGGCACGATCAGCTTTCCGCATCGGGCGCAGTTGACCTGCAGTGCGTCCACGTACGGCCGCCACTGTGCCCGGTGTTGCTGGTGGTGGTTGCCGTAGCCGCGCGCTGCAGTGCTCTGCCTTGGCGCCCTGGCAGTGGTCATGCTGTCCACGTGCCGATGGTAGCCGCACACGGCAGTGAACGTGTGGACCTGCGCGCCGTCCCTCGTCACTGCCGCTCTTCACGGCCTCGCAATGTTTCACGTGAAACATGGCGTAAAGGTGGCGCCCAAGGTTGGTGGCAGTAGTGCTGACCCGGCGACCGTGAGGCCGCCGATGGTGGCCTGGTGGACAGTTGAGCGGGGTGGAGTTCTGGCCTGTGGTCCGGGTGCCTCCCGGGCGTTGGTCCGGGTGGCACCCGGACCGCTGGTGTCGCCGCGCTTGTGGTCGTCCCTGGCCTCGGGGTGGCCGTATATGATGGGCCGTGGATAAGGCGCCAGCTTCCAGGCAGGCTGGACCCACGGCGCGCGCTCGGGCGTGTCGCGCTGCCGCGCGGTCCTGGTTGCCGCCTGTTCCCCGTCCCGGCCCTGCCTTGTGTTCGTCTCTGGTCAGGGTTGGGGCGGACGCACGACGGGTCCACCGCTCTACTTGCGCTTGCGCTACACCTCCCCTCAGTCGGTCGGCTCGCGTAGCGGTAGGACCTTCCACACCTTCACAGTCCACCCGGCGGCCTGTTTGTCTTGGATGAACCGCGCGAGGCCGGCCAGTGTGGCGGCCGATATTCGACCACCTGACACTGGCCGGCCGGCAGGGTTGGGCAGGTACGCTGCCGCCCGCCACGGCCTGACGGTCCGGGGGCGAGGGTTACAGCTCACCGGCCCGCTCGAGGATCTCCACCGCATAGCGGACAGTTTCCTCGGTGTATTCGTGCCGGTGCTGCCAGACGTAACGCGCCTCGTCGACGGTCACGGCCGATCACTCGGCCAGGCGCTGCAGGATTTCCTCCACTGTGGCGTCTGCCATCTCCTCCGCGTCAATGCGGTTGAGTTCGGCGGCCAGGGCCGCTGTGTCGACGCCTGGAATGGCCCGCACGGCCTGCAGGATGGCCTCCTGTTTGGCCGCGAGCCCACTTAGGCGCTGCAAGGCCTGAAATCCGCCTGCAGCCGCGTAGCCGAGCGCGCCGCCCACGGTGATGGTGGGCATACCGTTCAGGTTCGCGGATGCACCCTTGGAAAGGGTGATCTTCTCGTCGAGTTGCATATCTTCCTCCTCTAGTAGGTCGCCGCCCATGATGGTGGCGAATTCCCCAAGAAACTGGCTCCATGGGAATGTCGCACCGGGGTCGGTGCGACGGTCGGGGTCCCGTTGGGCGTGTGAGATGAACCCGGGGACTCGCCTCTCGGAATCGTCCCTGGTGATGCGCCGCGCAGGAATGAGAATGCCGCGCTGCGCGAATAGCCAGCGGCAATAGTGGGCGGCCGCAAGGGCCATATTTCGAACGGTCGCATCGACCCACGACTGGCGCAGTTGCGACCACTTGGCGGCCTGTGTGGCGGCCGAGACGCCGTAAGAGTGCGGGTTCGACCCTGTGGCATCGTGAAACGCCTCATCGGTGTATCGGACCATCCGAATGATCGAATCGGAGTCCACCAGGTCGTGATATGAGCCGTAGTTTGTGCGCCGTGCGATAAACGCCGCGACGTTCTCGGCGCCGGTGTCGGGCGGGTTCTCGTCAGGGAATGACTCCGCGGTGTGAACGACGACAACTCCGGAGGGCGCCGCCCGCCGCGGCGAACGGTACTGCCGGGTGACGGGCGGGTGGTCCACCAGGTAAATCCCGGTGCTCATCGGACGATCCTGGTCAGCATGTCCAGTGACGACAGCCGGCCCACCATGGCACCCGTGGGAACCTCGGAGTAGCCGCCGGCCAGGTATGTGGCCATCGCTGGCAGTTCGCGCGGGTCGTCGACCCTGGCCACGACAGCGGCCGATGGTGTCACCCGGTCGCGGACGCCCATGACGGTCAACGTGAGGCCGGCCAGGACGATGGCCTGCTGCAGGGTCGTCTCGACGCGCCCCGGGAACGACCCCAGTTCCAGGCCCCACGCGGCGGCGCCGGTGACGATGGCGCCGATGTACGAGCGCACGTAGACAGGTTCGATGGCCGCCACGTGACGCAACCATGTAGTGATCTTGCTCATTGCGGTTTTCCCCTTCCTGTAGATAACTCTGTGGACGTTCGATCGCTTAGCACGACCGTTCGATTGGTGCCGGGGGCAGGACCGCTAGGCGCCATTTCGTCCGGTGCCCCCGGCACGTTTTCAGGTCCCGCTGAAGCGTTCGCGGGTGAGCTTGCGGGCCAGTTCCACGTCGTCCGGCGATGGCGCCCAGGACGTGCCGTGCCACCCGTCCGGAAACGGCGGGTCGTCCCGCGGCTGGATCATCACCCCGTCCACGCCGGCGTCGATGGGTCCGGGGCCCTCTTCGCGGCGCTCGAGCCAGCGCCCTTCCAGCCACCACAGGCCGTAGATGGTGGCCGCTGTGATGACCGCGGACACCACGGCGATGCCGATGATGGCCAGGGTCGACGGCCCGGTGTAGACGTACGTCACTGCTCCTCCTCGGGGTGTCGTCGTTCGATCATGGCCGAGCGGTGGCAGTAAAGGCACCGGCGGTACTCGTGCAACACGGAGACGACGACCGTTTCCGCCATCGACCGGGCCATGCCGCGTGTTCGCACGGGACAGTCCCAGCGGTGCTGTATGCCCGTCACAGCGCCGGCTGTGGGTCGTCGCGTATGCCGCAGTGGAAGCAATCCGGGTCCGCGTGCTCTCCGCGGTGAAGGCCGCGCGAATGCGCGGAAGTGGTCGCGTCTACGAGCACGAGCGGTTCGCCCACGAGGCGGCGGGCCACTTCCGCGACCTGGGCGGCCTCCTTCTCGGTCATCTCGTGTTCCGCTGTGAGCACGCCCCGGGGTCCCTCGAACCGGATACGCCAGCGGCCCCGCGGGTGCCGGCGTCGGTGGGCGTGGGCCGCGTGGGCGATGAGCGCGACGAACCCGGCCAGGGTCAGGAGCCCGGGCCAGGCGATGCCCAGGAACTCTGTGAGGCCGTTCACAGGAGCGCCCACGCTAGGAGCGAGTACAGCGCCAGCATGACCGGAACTGTGATCAGCGCGGCGCCGAGCCCGTTGCCCCTCTTCGTGTGCCTGGGCTGCGCATCCTGCATCTGGACGTTGTGAACGTCGATACCCTCGTCACGGTCGCTCATGCGTTGGCCTCCTGTCGCTTCCATTCCCGGGCCGCGTCGTCTATGACCGCGACGTCGAACAGGTAGGCGCCGGTGCGCCCGGGGAGCTTGCCAGCGGGCGGCAGTCGTCCGGCGCCGGCCATGCGGTGAACGGTGCGCAGGTCCACGCCGAGCCGTTCCGCTGCCTGTCGTGACGTGAGCAGTGCTTTGGTAGTGGTCATGGTGGGCAGCATGGCACGACGGCCGCAGTATGGGCAAGGGACACGCCCCCGAACTCTTGACGTAGTTGCGGCACGGCGCCTACGGTGCGAGGCATGAGACGTAACCCGTGGGTGTGGGCGTTGGCGCTGTGCGCTGTGGCGATCGGTTGGACGTTGGCTGTGGTCGTGTCGCTGGACCCTGGGCCGCCGCCGGCGCGTCATCCGACGTCGGAGCCCGGGCCGCCGGTTGTGACGCCAGGGGCGCGGCCGTGACCCCGGACCTGCTGGCGTCGCCGGTGCTGTGGATGGCCTTTGGCGCCATGGTGGCGGGCCTCCTGGTGGGTTTGGTGGGTTTAGCTGGCGCTGTGGTGTCCCGATGGTGGCGACGTGGCCAGTCACAGGACACGGCGGGCACCGCGGGGTGGGAGCTCTCGGACGTTTAGAAGGCGCGCTCGCGCTCCATGTAAAACAGCCATTCCCACAGGTCCGATGCCGGTTCGGCCGCGGCGGGTGCGTCGGTAGTGACGCTGGCCTGATCCGCGGCGTGGGCGTGAGTCGCACCCGCCGGCGCTAGGGCGTGTTTCTGTGTCAGGGCTACGGCGTCCGCGGTGTGGGCGTGGATGGTGGACGCCGGGGCGAGGGTCCCGGGCACTGTTACTGCGCCCTCGTCCGCGGTGTGGCCGTGGAGGGTGGCTGCGGGCTCGAGCGAGTGTTTCTGTGTCAGGGCTACGGCGTCCGCGGCGTGGCCGTGGACGGCCGCGGCCGGCGCTAGGGCGTGTTTCTGTGTCAGGGCTACGGCGTCCGCGGCGTGGCCGTGGACGGCCGCGGCCGGCGCTAGGGCGTGTTTCTGTGTCAGGGCTACGGCGTCCGCGGCGTGGCTGTGGAGGGTGGCTGCGGGCGTCAGGGTGACGCCGCCGCCGCCAGCCGGCTTTATGGCGACCGCCACCCAGTTCCACTGGGCCGCCGCGCCGCCGGGCGCGTCCATGTTTAGGGTCACCGCGCCCGCGGGTGACGTCGCGGCGGCCTTCCTGACCGCGATCAGGGACAGGTCGCTGTCGTCGTAACCCTCCTCCTCGTCGCTGGAAGTTGGTACGCCCCGCGACTGCCATTCGCAGGCGCAGCCGAACACCCACGCGCCATCAGTGACTGTGGTCAGCACTGTTGGGGTGATGGCGTTGGCTGTGGAAGAGCCCGACCCGGTGGCGTCTATGGGATCGTCCGGATCGTGCCCGGTGACCACCCATACTTTCACCCCGCCTGAGTCGTTCTCGCTGGTCGTCGACACGGAGACGGTCCGGGCGCCGCCGGTGGGTACCGGCGCGGTGAAGATTTCCGCCAGACCCTCGTGTGTGTCGGTGCTGTCCCGCCGGACCCGCGACGTGAACGTCAGTCCGGACGATGTGGGCGTGATGGTCGGGTCATGGTTGAAATCGTCGGCGGGCACGGCCACTACCAGCAGGGACCCGGACGGCGGGTCGAATTCTGCTGTGACCCATGGGTCGGCGTCGCCGGCTGCGAAGGCCGGCGTGGATTCGTCTACGGCGACAGCCACGGTTTAGGCCGGGTCGGCAATTTCGATGTCGAATGCCGCTGTGGAGGCGGTGTTCCCATCGGTCACGGTCTGTGACGGGCAGGTGGTGACGTACTTGAGCAGGGTATTACCTGCGTCGGCTAGGACGATGTGGTCGGCGTCGCCGGTGGCGTCGACCTCGAAGTCGGATTGCGCCCCAACGGTCAGCTTGCGCCCGCTGGTGTCGCCGTTGGCGATGGTGAAGTCGCCGTTTCCGTGCCCTGGCGTGAGGGCCACGTCGGCCAGGGCGACCGCGGCGATTCCAGCGAAGTTCGCCGGTTCCGCGTCGCACAGGTAGAGGGTGTCCGACTCTGCGATGGACTCGAGGCTGGCGTCCAGCACTGCGTCCGGTGTTGCCTTTCCCATGATCCCGTCTCCCTTTTCTAGTGGTTTACGCGTCTTCGATGTAGTCGACGTAAAGGTATGTCGGCGCGCTGGCCGACGCGATCGCGGTGAGGTTGCCGGTGCCGGCGAATTGTTCGAGGGTGAA